ATGTCAGTAAGGTCGTCGGTGTCCACAGTCAAAGCGTCACTGGGCACAAAGTCCCTGGTGTCATTTACGGCATAGAAGTTGCGGTCACACTCGCCGTCAATCATGCGGCTAGCTGACTCCACCGCCATCTCTAGCAGGCTGTCGTCAATGCTGTCGCCGCTAGGGATGCGCAAGGCTGCCTTAATCTCAGCCAGCGTGCAATAGCCGTTTGTGATGCTCACGCGGCCTCCTGTCGTAATGCTTGCGCGATGTATTGGGTGACGGCTTCGCTTGTTGGGATAGGTACACAAGGCCGATGGGTCGTCAGGCCACACGTCAATCAAGTCATCGGTAAACACCTGCGCCAACCGCATCGGACTAAGCGGCAAATAGGTCGCCACGTCGTACACATCAACAGGCGCGTCAATCGCCGCCATGTAGGCGCGGCAGATGTCGTCCACATGCACCCAGTCGCGCGGCTCAACAGAGGCAGCCTTCACAGTGCGTCGGCCAGCCAGGTGCTCGATCAGTTGCGGGATGAATCCACGACCACTGCGTATGGCCTCGCCGTAAATGCTGAACAACGTCAGCGTGGTGTGACCAGCAAGCATCTGCTGTTGGGCCGCCTTAGTGCGGGTGTAAAACAACAGCTCAGCCTCGTCACCTGCGTGCTGCCACCAGGTAGCCGTGTTGATAACCGGGACGCTGTGCTTGTCGGCCCAGGTGACTAGGTCCTCGTTGAAGTAGGTGAACGTGGCGCAAGCCTGCTCGTCGCGGTGATTAGGCGCAGCCAGATGGAACACAACGTCAGCAGCCATGTAGTTGGGGACGTTGTGACCAACTAGGTACAGGTCCACATCTCGGCGCGATAGGTAGCGCACCATCGCCTGCCCAAGATGCCCTGTTGCGCCCGTGATAGCAATACGCATTACGCGCTCACAGCCTGAGCTGCTGAAACAAAATTCCAACTAGCGGTCTTGTCGGGGATCGGTGGCGGCCACGAACTCGCCTACATGCGCAACGCCAACATCAAACGCTGGGCTAGCGTGCACCTTGACTCGCTGAGCGCTGGTGTACGCCCAAGCACAGCCGTACATCGTTGCTCGATGCTTAATGGCCTTAGCCACATCAAGCGCGCTGCGGCGCAGGACGTTCGCAGTAATCAAGGTGCTGGCGATCAACAAACCAGGCTGGATCTGCTCAAGGCCCTGTGGGGTACTTACCATGCCAGCGGCTTGAGTCGGCGCACTAGGCGTTAGCAAGATGAGGCGGTCAATGTCGTCGTGCTCAATGGCCTGCAGAATGTCTGCAAGCGCGCCAGGCAGGACAACATCGTCGTCGCTAATCATCCACAGCCAGGCGCCATCTCCTGCAGTCAGGCCGCGTTCAAGGTTGAGCGGTCCACCCAGGCGGTCAGGGTTGTGCATGTATGTCACGCGGCACGGCGCGTTTTCCGCTAGTGCCAGCGTTGGCGCCTCGCCCAACTTGTCGGGGCCGTCGTCGCTGACGATTACTTCCACATCAGCGGTCAGCTGCGGCGCCAAGCTGTCCAGCAACTCGGCGATCTCGTGCCGGTTGTAGGTAGGTATGTAGATGGTCAAGTGCGGCGTGGTCTCAGGACCACGCACAGTAATCACAGGGTCGGCAGGTTCTTGCTCAACACCAACGTCTGCAATCTCAGCCAAGTAGGGGCGCCAGTATTCGTCCCAAACTAAGTCGGCGTCGTAGGTCAGCGCGTGCTGGCGTGCCTTGTCGCTGCGCTCACGCCCACGGGCGTAGGCCGCCTCCAGGGCATCCACGATGCTAGGAATATTGGGCGTGTTAAACCACGACAACTGTGCGCCGTCCCACCACGGTTGGCCCTCAGTCAGCCAACCATCGCCCATTAACTCAGGCTGAGCGCTGAAATCGTTGGCCACCGCCACCGTGCCCGTTGCTTGAGCTTCTAGCAGGGTAAGACCGAACCCCTCCCCCAACGTGCTGGCCAACAGGCAATCTGTGCCGTTGTAGAGCGCCGCCATGGCTTCGTTGTCAATGCCGTTGTGCATTGCTTGCTGGCCGACGAATTTGAAGTGCCGACCCTCCTGCAATCCGCAGGCTTTCAGTAATAGGTCGAGGGCTAGGCCGTTGTGCTTGCCGTAGCGCTCAGTGTGCAAGTAGAGCCGCACGTCTGGCTTGTCTTGGGCAAAGATAGAAAAGGCGAGGATGTTTTCGCCCCAAGCTTTACGGTGGACGCCGCCTGCGCCTGAGGACTTGTTCGCGTTGATCGCCGAAACGACGAACATGTCCTCGTCAAAACCCATCAGCTGGCGGCCAGTCAAACCGTTGTAGGTGGCCCCAGGCCGATAGAGGTTGGTGTCAATCGCCATAGGGATGTAGCGAGCAGGTACGCCTGCGCGCTCAATCTGTTGCTGACCAAACCTCGTAACAGCAATGGCTTCAATGTTGGGCCGTTGCAGTGTGGCAAGCACAGCCGGCGGCACTGGCATGTGGTCCACCATCGTCCAGATTGCGGTGGGCACGCCGTCCCAATATTTGGCCGGCATAGTCCACGCATCAAAGAGCGAGATGGCGATTGCAGGGCCTGGGTGTTCAGCCGTCCATTCTTGAAAGTTGGGCCGCACGGTGTCATTGCTGTAGCCCTCAACACCCATCGGGAAAACGGGCACGCCTTCCCACAGAGTGCGCATACCCTGCAGCCCGTAGTTGGCATTGACGGCAACATGGTGGCCATCGCGCTTCATGCGCGTCACCACTTGCGCAGTTTGTGTTCCATAGCCCGTACCCGTCCAGGGTGCGTTGCTATGAAAAAGAACAGTAACTGGGTTGATGTTGTCAGGCATCGCAGGGGCCTTTCTTCGCAGGTTTTCGCAGGTGTGACCTGGGGGGTGCCCTCCTGCGCCGAGCACCCCCCAGGGGAATAGGTGAGGGGGGCCAGGGATTACCCAGCCCCCCTCGACGTTCGTCCTAGGCAGTGCCGCCGCGGAAGAACTTGACGGCATCGGTGCGCCCGCCGCCCAGGTCGCCGTCCACGCGGATGCGCGCCTTGAAGGCAACCTGGTCCGAGGTCCAGTAGGCCTCGTCTGAGCGCACGATCTCCACGCCGCCAACAACGCGGGTGTGGTAGGCAGCCAGGTCACCGAAGATGACCGACTTGCCGGTGATGGTCGCGGAAGTCGCCGCAGTGCCGACAGCCGGCATGAACGGGTTTTCCACGACGCGGTAGCCGAGCAGGCTGCCCGGGCTGCCAGCGTCGGCGAACGGCTGGAACAGGTAGCCCTCGCTGCCCTTCAGCGCACGAACGGCGCCGAGGGTTGCACGCGACATCATCCAGCCAGCGCCCGGCTGCGCAGCGTAAACGCTGTCTACCGCGTGCATGAGCGTAATGAGGTTGTCGCCAGTAAAAGCGCCAGTAACGCCCGTGCCGCCAGTAACCGCAGGCGCAGTGCCAAGAGCGGTCACGATGCCGTTGGCCTGCACGGTGCCTGTTCCTTGAGTTAGGACCTGGCCGATGGCGGTGCCTAGGGCAATATTTATTTGGCGCCCAAGGAACCCAACCAGGTCGATGCCCGAATCAGAAAGCAGCTCTTCAGAAACGACCGTCAAGGTTCCCGTCTTGTGCGAGCGCAGGGTGATGTTGGTGAACGTCGGGTCAGACTCTGCGTAGGTGTCACCCTCAGCGATAGCAGTTCCAGCCATGCGGCTGTCCTGCACCGGCACCTTGATGTCCTCGCCGCTCGCGGTCGTCAAGACAGTAACAACGGAAGGATCAAGAAGGGGTGAGACCGTGGCCAGCTGTTCTTGGATTACGTCGTAGAACGACTGAGGTACGACCTCTGGCCCCTTAGTGCTGGTGGCCTTCTCCAAGTTGCGGCGCTCAAAGGTGGCGCTGCGAACCTCGCCACGCGCAATGGCGCGGATCAGGTCAGCATCGCTGGGTGCCTCTTCAACGGCGCGAGACTCAGTGCGAACCTCAGGCGCCGACGCCAAGGCATCAGCAACGCGGGCATCACGCTGCTTGGCGGTCGTCAATCTGCGCGTTGAGTGCGTCCCACGCGGTGCGCTCTTCAACGGACAGGTCACGCTTCTCTGCCTCAGCCCGCTCTAGGTAGCCGCGAGCCTCGTGCAGGTCTTTCTTCTGGGCCTCCATGAGGCCGTCCAAGTACGACATGCTTTTCTCTTTCGTTAGTAAATGGATGCGCAGGTGATGACTGCCCGGCGGGTCGCTCAGGGCAAACACATCGGCGGGCCGCTCAGATGTGTGGTGGAGGTGGCCGGAATCGAACCGGCGTTCTTGCCGTGTCCCTCGTGGGGCCT